TATATCTCGATGAAGAAACGCGGCGACTCCGCGCTAAAGTTCGCTTTGGAAAGAGCGAATTGGCTTCATCGGTATACGAAGACGTGAAGGATGGCATCCGATCAAACATTAGTGTCGGATACCAGATAGATCGTCTAGAACGCAGAGACGAGAAGACCTACGTCGCGAAGCGATGGAAGCCTGTTGAGGCTAGCATCGTTGCCATCCCGGCAGACATGAGCGAAATAGGAATTGGAAGATCTGCACAGGTTTCTACCGAAGTTGCTGAAAGTGTGACAACGGAAAGTTCTAAGGTTGAGGCCGCAACAACTGAAACTCGCAACATAGAGGTGATGACAATGGAAGATAACGTCATTGACGTTCAAGCAGTTGCAGCCGAGGCCCGTCAAGCCGCACAAAAGAACGCTGCACAAATCGTTGAGCTTGGTGCTCGACACAACAAAGCAGAACTCGCTCGCGAAGCTATTGCCAAGGGAACTTCAATCGAAGACTTCCGAGGTCAGTTGCTCGACGTGATTGGTTCTAATCAAGCCCTGGACAATCAAGACATCGGTCTCAGCCAGAAGGAAGTGAAGCGATTCTCTATCCTGCGCGCTGTACGAGCTCTTGCCAATCCTCACGATCGTAAGTCACAAGAAGACGCAGCATTCGAATTCGAGTGTTCACGAGCGGCTTCTAAGCAGTACGGCCGTGAAGCAGAAGGCATCATGCTCCCGACTGACGTTTTGCGTACCTGGAAGCGTGACCTCAACTCAGCAGATGAGGCTGACCTTTTTGGTGAAGATTATCGCGGTGGCGACTTCATTGATGTACTTCGTAACGCAAGCTCAGTAATGAGCGCAGGCGCACGAGTACTCAATGGCTTGTCAGGCGATGTTCGCATCCCCAAGAAGTTGACCTCCTCGGCTGCTGCCTGGATCGCTACTGAGGGATCTGCCGCTGCAGAATCAGAAATGACTGTCGGCAACATCTCAATGGTTCCTCGCACCCTCGGCGCATTCACGGATGCAACACGTCAACTCATGATTCAGAGCTCACTCGATGTTGAGAATCTGATTCGTGATGACCTGGCTCAGGCTATTGCTTTAGCAATCGACTTGGCTGCGTTGGAAGGTTCAGGTTCATCAGGTCAGCCCACAGGCATCCTGAACACTTCTGGTGTAAACACGGTAACGGCTTTCGCGGCTGCTAATCCGACTTTCGCCGAAGTGGTAACCTTGGAAACTGCGGTAGCAGAAGATAATGCTCTTATGGGCAACCTGGCTTACATTATGCCTGCAGCAATGTTTGGCGCATTGAAGACCACGGAAAAAGCTTCTGGTACGGCACAGTTTGTTGTTGAGCCTGGCGGTACGGTAAACGGTTATCGATCTATCGTTTCCAACCAAGGCACTGCAGGAAATCTCTACTTTGGGAATTTTGCAGATTGCCTCGTTGGATTTTTTGGTGGCGTTGATATCAAAGTTGATCCCTACAGCCTGTCCACTTCAGGTGGCGTTCGCATCGTAGCTCTTGCCATGATGGATGTTGCAATCCGTCACGCGGTGAGTTTTGCATACGGTAACGACGGCGCATAAGAGTGGCGCTAACCACTAGCAAAATGAGAGGGGCCCCTGTGGGCCCCGATCATCTTGGGGGTACTATGAAAAAGTATGAAGTTATCAAAGGCTGCGTAATTAAAGGTCAAGGCCACCAAACTGGTTCTATCGTAGAGCTAGAAGATTACGAAGTTAATCAACTGATCGCGATGGGGCGTATTGTTGAAGTAAAAGAAGAGCCTAAAATAGAAACTAATCGAAGCATTGGGCTTGACGGAGATAAACCCAGAAAGCGCAAGCAAAAGGCCAAGAAGGAAGAAGAGCCTTCTGAAGAAACGCCAACAGTTCCAGAAGAATTAATTTCTGACGAGGCTGAGTAATGGCCGTTGAAACGGATATCGAAAGATCAATATTGCTTGCTGATTTTGGTGTATCTGTTTCCTATACGCCTAGCGGGGGAACCGCAACTTCCATCACCGGGATATTAGATAATCAATACCAGGC